GTTCCAGCCGCAAATGAGCCGGAACCACCACCGCCAGAGCCACCCGCAACGCCAGCACCGCTACCTACACCGCTACCACCGCCGCCGCCGCTGGCCGTTACACTTAGGGCCGAAGAGTTGCTGCCAGTATTGCCGTTACCGTTGCCGGATTGCACCGCGCCACCAGCGCCAACCGTGACTGTGTAAGTGGTTCCAAATACTAAAGTCGAAGTGCCTGTCAGCAATCCACCAGCACCACCGCCACCAGTTCCCATGTTGGTGTCGTTTGAGCCGCCCGATGCGCCGCCAGCAACAACGAGGTAAGAGGCGAGGGTCGATGTTGACAACGCACCTACAAGTATATTCCACGCATTTGTGTCAGTTTTCAATAACTGCAAGGATGTTCCAGGGCTTATCTTTGGTGAGGCAATCGCGCTTTTGCTGCCGTTTTGATAAACAGAAACACCGGATACGCCGAAAAGTATGGCATTAGTCCCAAAATTCACGACGGTAATCAACGCCCCAATCGGGAACGCAACCGATGAGTTTGTCGGGATTGTGATTGTCTGTGCGCCAGTGTTGGCGGAATAGATGTGCTTACCAGCGTCACCCAAGACGAGCGTATAGTTGCCGCTCTGGATATTCTGTGGGTAGGAGACACTGCCACCAGCCGAAGCCGTTGTCTGCGTCGTACCATCAGGGAACTTAACGCCACCAGATGTCGTTTCGATTGTCCCAGCGACGGTTAGCTTCTGCCCCGGCGAACTCGTACCAATCCCGACGTTGCCACTGCTGTCAATGCGCATGACTTCAGCGCCGCCCTCACTAAAGGCAATCGTGTCCGCACTGGGGGAAAACATCCCTGTGTTGGTATCGCCTGTGAAGGTGTGGCTTGGTGCAGCGGCGGAACCAAGGCTAGCGGCAACGGTTCCAGCAAAGCTGGCCGCACCAGCGCCAGTCACCGTCAGTGCAGTGGTGGACAGCAGATCAGTGATGACGCCTTCCTTATTCTGGAAAGCCATATTGCCAAGCGACCCGTTGGTCGGAACTTGGTTGGGCGCTGTGCCGATTAGTTTAGCCATTATCTATTCCCTTATGCCCATACACGATATGGAATTGCCGGATCAACGCTTAAAGGCGTTAGCAAGTTCAGTTGCTCTTCGTCGAAGCTGCCACGAAGGTTGGTGTGCCAATCGGGATAGTATTCCTCAATAGGCCCGCCCTCTTCGTCATAGCCAATGACCTTCGTGAATGGGCCTATCTGGTCAACCAAGAAATCGTTTACTGGGTTGCCTTCATCGTCAATGATACCAGCCTCAAGCAAAGCGGCGTTCATATCGTCTTCGGTGGCAGCTTTTAGATATAGGTCGGTCATGATGTCAGTGCCTGTAGCGTGGCGTTGGGAAGGCGTTGTGGGTAATAGGTGATGCGGCGGATGCAGCCGTTGAGGCTTACCACCGAGCCAAAATCAAACCTACCGATGGTCGCATAGGCAAGCGTCGATGGGACTGTGCCAGAGGTGTCCGTTGTTGGCGTCGCGCCATTGGCAGAGGCCGCAAAATCATTTGCCTTATACGCATAAGCCAGATTCGCTGACGCGCTGGTGTTTGTTCCCATATTTGACTGAACCGCTCCGCCCACAACGGTAGCTGTAAATGCGGTGTAGCCAGACATTTGGTTGCGGTTGTTTGATGATCCAGCACCATCTTGGAACGATAACACGGCATTGGATGTCCCCGCTGGTGTGCCATTCAACACGCTGGCGACAATCGTCCCTTCGCTCTGGTTATACCAGCTAGAGAAGTTCGTGCCTGTCATGGTCGCAACGTCTGCGCTGCGCGTTACTGTGCTGGCAACTGTTGGGATGTAGCTGGTGGCGAATGCACCTGCTTCGACCTGTGCACCCCATAGGAATACGCCAGAAACGCCGTCTGCCGTTGCGATGGTAATCGACCCGCCTTGTGCTAGGAAGATTTGCCCCGACGATGAACCTGTGGCGTTAGCCGTTCCCACAAGGGTGCAGCGCCACCAGCCATTTCCAGCATTAGCCATAGATGCAGAACCGATAGTCCCACCAACAGTGGTGGTCCCCGCGATCAGATCATAAGTGCAGTTGCCGACAGGAAACTGCGTCGGAAAACGCAGGTTAATCTGGCTGAACTCAGAGGCTTTAGCATAGACCGTAAAAGTGTATGTTGATCCACTTACCACGGAAACTGTTTGGGCGGTTGAATGGTTAGCCGCAGCCGTAGTGTCGATGACAAACTTATCCGCCGATGACGTTCCATCGGGCGATGTAGCGGCGTTATTGGTGACTGATGAACGGACCTTACTCCAAGCCGCGTTGTCAAACTGCTCACTATACGTCAGCAAGTTCGTCCGCTGCTCTTCGATCAGCAAGCCCTTTGCCGCAAGCGTTACAGGGTTATAATCAAAGCGCGGGCCGTTAATAGCGGCTGTCTGGATAAAGCCGTTGCTGCCGACGAACGTAGCTGTTGTGCCGCGTGTGAACGTGACGCGGGGGTCGAGTGCGCCTACATCCACAAAGTCAAGTGAGAATGCGGGGCGGGTCGCAGGAAGGCTATCTGTTGTGTATTCCAGCGCCAACTGGTTGGGGATGGTTGTTAAATCACCAACAGCATCGCCCAGAGTTGTGTTGCCGTTCACGATGACATTGCCAGTGAAGGTGTCGCCAGCCTTATTCGCTGGCGTATAACCAAGCGCAGTCGTGACATTACCAGAGGTTAACGACAATGTCCCACCCAGCGTCAAGTTGCCAGACGTTGTGACGTTCCCAGTGAGCGTGAGGCCAGAAACCGTTCCTGTGCCGCCAACCGACGTTACTGTGCCTGTGGCGCTGTCGTTAGACGTTACAGTGAAGTTAGGATATGTCCCAGTTACCGTAGTCGTTCCAGCGCCAGTAAGTGACACGACCTGATCTGGAGCAGTGTTAGTTACGGTTATAGCGCCGGAGGATGTGATTGGTCCGCCGGATACGCTGACGCCCGTGCCAGCAGTCAGGTTTACACTACTTACCGTGCCTGTGTTGGTCGTATAGCCAGCAGGGTTTGTCGCGTTGTAAGGCGTGTAACCCAACGCCGTAACAATGGATTTCTTTTCCCAAAGGCTTGTTGCTGTGTTGTAGAACAGGCCATCATTGTTCGCTGGGGACTGAGCCGAAACATCGTGCAACTCATCCATTTCATAGCCGTTTTGGACTTTAACGAATAGCTTACCCTGCGATGGGTGGGCGTGTTCCACAACAGCCATGTAGACCAAATGTTGTGGCGCATATGGCTTAGTTGCAGTTAGTGTTCCAGCCGTTGTGGGGCTTAGATAAAGCTGCTGACCATCTGTGTACGCAGATGTATCAATGTTAGTGATTGTGCCGATCAGCGTCACATTGCCGTCGGAATTGTTAGCAAGGTTGGCTGTGATTAAGCCCAGCGTCTGTGCTGAAGTTGCATCACTGGTAGCAAGCGCCTTACTAACAGTAGAAATCTGACCAGTAGCGCCGCTAATATAGACGGCAGTGCCTTTTGTCAGCGTTGCGCCAGTGGTGTTGCGGACGGGAAGTAAGACAGAATTGGTTGCAGCCGTCACTGGGACAGACAGGTCAATTGCAGTCGTGCCTGTAATCGTGACAGAGCCATCTGCCGACGCAATGGTTTGAACAGCAGTGTCAGCCTTAGCCCCCTGGGCCGCTGTAGCGTATGCAGAAGCATCTGTGGTGGCCGCAGTGCCTAAGCCAAGGGCTGTCCGCGCTCCAGCAGCAGTAGTAGCGCCAGTCCCGCCGTTAGCCATAGCCAACGTGCCACCAAGCGTGAGAGTGCCGCTTGTTGTTATCGGTGAACCAGTAAACGTAAGGCCAGTTGTGCCGCCAGATGCAGCTACGGATGTTACCGTGCCAACCGTGCTATCGTTTGATGTAATCGTGAAGTTGGGATAGGTTCCAGTGACAGTGGTCGTGCCAGCGCCCGTCAAGGCGACAGTCTGATCTGGCGCAGAGTTCGTAATTACGCCAGTGGTGCTGTTATAGCTTATGCCAGTTCCGGCAGAGACAGAACCCCGTGCGGCAGCTTGCGTGAAGTACAAGTTTGTCCCTTGGGCAACATTGCTCGTCGTAAGGACAACTGCGCCAGTAAAGCCGTTGACCGAGGACACGGCGTCGGTGTTATCGACCTTCTGCCATGACGAACCGTCGTACACGGCCCAATCGCCAATCTTCCAATCGGTTATACCGTTTAGGTTAGTGGAGCCAGCAGTGCTGACAACGTAGTAATATCCCTTTGAGCCAGTGCTAGATGCCAAGGTCGGTGTGTTGGTGGATGCGTTCCAAATACCTTGATAGTTTAGACCACCAAGAACTGCACCGGGCAATTGAGATGTCGGAACTGTTCCGCTGCCATCAAGAGTAGCAACGCCATTGGCAACGCCAGAGTTCAGAACAGCAGCCGTGCCTAAGCCAAGGTTTGTACGCGCACCGGATTCAGTCGTGGCCCCTGTACCGCCATATGCCAAGCCAATGGTTCCAACATCGCCTGATCCAAGTAGAGAAGCACCTCCGACAGTTTTAATGTTTGTGCCGCTAACAAGCGCAGCTTGCTTGGCGTTAAAGGTTGACCAATCGGATGGCGAAAGCGCACCACGGTTAGCGGCTGATGCTGTTGGTACGTTGAGCGTTACAACAGGTGTTGTAGTGCCGTTAGCTACGCTGGATGCAAGATCAGTGCCAGAAGTGCCAAGCGTAAGCGCAGCAACAGAGGTAACAGTACCAACGGAGATAGAGCCGCCGAGCGCGGTAGACGTTCCATTTATTGTAATTGCGCTGTTGGTAAGTTGGCTATTTGCAATATTACCTAAAGTGCCACCAAGGGTCAAAGAGCCGCTATCGATCACTGATCCGGTAAGCGTAATCCCGTTAACTGTTCCAGTTCCAGATACGCTGTTGACTGTGGCTTTAGTGGTCTGTGTCGTGCCGTCGGGGAACCTAAAGCCACCTACAGTGCTTTCAATAAGGCCAGTGGCAATAACATTTCCAGTTTTGCCAACAGTGAATTTAGAAGCGCCATTAATCTGTAGATCAATCAGCTTGGAGCCAGAAGCACTGGCAGTATCAGTGGCATTCAACTTAATGCCGTTGAACGAAATACCCGCATTGTTCCAAGTGTCAGACAGGTCGTAGATAAATGCCATTGGGATTCCCTTCGTGCCGTATCTTTAGCACTTTATGTCTTAGCTGCCAACTGAGTATTGCAGTGCGTGGCTACATCAACGCCTAAATTCGGTCACAGACAATTGCCGCTCTGCAAAACTACAATATGTGTAGTCTGCCATAGCCGCCCTAAGTTGGACTTTGTATGTCACGGAGCCAGTTTGCCCTGATGTGTCCAAAACAAAGAAGGGGAACATTCCAGCAATCGGAGTGTAAACTGGTTGTGGGTTGTCACCAATATTGCCACCGTAAACTGTTTGCTCACCAGGCAGTAAGCAAAGCGTTCCTTCCCTGATCTGAGTGCCGTTCCTTAGTAGGCGATAGAGAATGTTGGTTCCCCCGCTTTGACCTCGTCCTGCGACATAACACGCGAAATCAATCTTGGCTGCTCCGCCCACCATAGTAACAGTAGCTTCCACCGCATCTTGATATGAGGTGGTCATGTTTACACTAGCAGCGTTGTAAGCAAAGTTACCGGAGGTTGCCGCGTTTGCTGTCAATTGAGTGGTGTTCACCGTTCCAGAAACAACCAAGCTTCCATTAATCGATACGTTATTATTAATTTCAATATTTGATCCGCTAACAGAAAACACAGTTTTTGGCGTAGAACCTGGTATAGTTACGCGAAACGCAGTTGCAAGAATGTCAAACGTACCGGATGTTCCGTTATTATTTTGAACAAATCCAGTGACGAAACCATTTACGTCTAAGCTGACGCCATACCGCACCGACAAACCATTAACTGAAGTTTGGATTGTCGATATTGAAGCGGTGTTAGCCCCAACCGTCGTAGATAAATTGCTAATTGAAGTTGCATTTGCGCTATCGGCAGTTGCCCGTACAGTTTCTTCTGTGGTCAACCTTGCAGCGGTAGCAGCAACACCAGTTGTGGCATTGTTCACCGTAGCTTCAAGTGTTGTTGCTCTTGCCGCCAAGGCTGTATCAGCATTAGCCCTAGTGGTTTGTTCAACTGTAAGTGCGGCGGAAGTGGTTATAACTCCTGCGGCTGCTTCATCCGCCGTTGTTTGAGCATCATCAATTCCAAGGATAAATGGGCTATTCAGCGGGTTATAGATCGTCGGTGCAGTTGGCGTTATAGGCGCAGAATCATCAGCATCCCATGCGTAGATAGCGGCGTTTTCTTCAATCAATGCCATAGGCACTTGACCGTCAAAGCGAATCTCTTGGCTAACAACACGGAATAGTTTGTTTGACCAACCTAATGTTTCAATGCTAACACGAACAACATCACCAACCTGACAGCCCAATGCTTTGGCGTTAAAGGTTGTAGAGAACATACCGCGATACTGATTGCGCTGCAATATCTGCTTGGCTAGACGTTGAGCGCGGCGACCATCCTCAATATATGCAAGGTCAACTGACATTACGCGCTCAATCCCGTCTGGAGCAGCGAACCCTATTTCTGGGTAATCAACCATTTGGTAAAGGCTGTTTGACGACGGATCAACATAGCGTCCACGGATAATATTATAGTTTTCAGTCAATCCGCGAGTTTGCTGCCAATCAAAACTGCCCATCATATCGTTTTCATTGAAGGTCAGAACATAGTCAGCAAGATCATTCTTCATTGCTGTTACTGTCAACCTACCTCCGTTGTCGCGGAGTGTGCCATTCATTGAGATAAGCAAGTTATTTATTATGTCTGATCGATCATCGCTGTCAGATGCCGTGCCACTAGCGCGATAACGCTTTTGCGTCCCGCCTATCGCCAGCGTTACGTTTTCATCGCAGATGTTAGCGGCAGTAATAAAAGATGCCATATCAATGCGATTATATGGTATCCCGCAACCAACAGATAACTTACCATTGATCTCCCAGCCCAGCATCCACCATAGCAGTTGTAGGGCAGGATTATCGGTGTCATCCGCATTGGTGTATGCGCCCCAAGTGCTTTGATCTGTGGCGCGGTGTGAGCCAGAGCCACCAGGGACAGTGCTATCTTTGCGCGGATCGTAAAGAAGAGCGCCATCTCCTATGACTGTGACGCGGCTGGGCAAGCCACTTACCAATGGGCTTTCTGCTTTTTTGTCAACACCAGTTCGCTTAATGCGAAGATGTAAATAAGCGCAGCCAGTAAGGCGACGGGTTGAACCCCATTTGCCACCATCGTTAATTGAAATGTAGTTACCAGCAGTTCCCTCAGTGCGAACAGCAACCGTCAGATAACCAGAGTAAGTGCCTGTAACACCGCCAGCGAGTGTCCATGCTTGCTTTTCTTCAAACCATATCTCAGTGATCGAAGTAACTTTATGAGCCGCGACAGCAATAATATAATCAACATACTCTTGATCTGTACCGCTGGATTCGTGATACCGAAGGTCAAGAGGCATCGCCGTTGTGCCAAACACAACCTTGCGCGGAGTGGATGGATCAAGGCTGACGTTAAGGCGAGATAGCTGCGTCTTTGGCATCTTCGCGCCAAGGAATTGCTGCGATATGCCAGTTAAAATTGACGCAGCCGCCATTGAAACAAGCATACCACCGAGGAAGGTAGTCGTAAAAGTAACACCAGCTACGGTGGCTGCTCCAGCAGTACCAGCCGCCACAACGGAAAGTCCCCCTGTAGCATATGCCAGAGCAACAAAAGCAGCAGCAATCGCAACGCCTTTAAGAACTTTACCCACGGCCTACACTCCAGCATTTATCCCACATATCGCGTGGTATCCGCTCCAGCCCATCGTCCGAAACGAAGTAAGCGAAGCCACCCATTACTACACCAACGCTGTCATCAAAGAAAGCCAAGTCTCCACGCTGCGCATGGCCTATTGCCACCTCTGGGAACTTGCCATCCATAGTCGCTTCAAGGGTTCCTGCACCAATATCCTTAATAGCCTTCAGGCTAGTTTTAAGGCTATCATATTGGTCACGGAACTCAGACATAGGGTCTTCGCCAGTTATGGCCTCAACAGCCCCTGCGGCGAACAGGCAGCAGTCATTTACGCCATACTCAAACGGCTCATGCCTTTTGGTGGCAATGTAGTCAGCCAAAGCTTCTTCCCAAGCAGATATTCTCATCTGAAATTTGCCATCCCATAATCGTTTTCGCCAGCACCACCGCCACCGCCGTAGCCATAGCTACCAGCTTCAGCCATGCCGTTTGCAGCAGAGACAGAAGCTTCTCCGCTAAGATCGCCAGCATCAAAAATGTTCTGAATAAGATAAGTTTTGTTTTGTGCGCCAGCGATACTGGCTAAATAGTTTTCTATTGTAAGGCTAACTGTCTGGCTATCAGAGTCACCAGCAATACCAACCTCGTTCATGTACCCTGTATAATAAGGTATAATAGAACCAATTTGATTTTCGTTCTCATCAACGCAATAAAACCAAAGACGCGCAGTACGGCCCTGCCATTTGGTTTTATCACCAATTATAGCCAAGAAATCAGCATTGTTGACAACAAGACCGCTCATTGAGATTGTTACAGTATCAGAACCAGATTCGTTGTGCTTTACAGGCGATACGTTAATCAGATCATGGCTGAAACTGTCGTAAGTTCCATCCAATTCAGAATCGCCCGATCCAGAAACAACCTTATTGTAAAGGCCACTTGTGCCGCGCAGCACATCTCCAACAAAGTCGGCATAAATCAGGACGCGCCAATTAACGACGGTGGCTTCAAGCGCAGCCTGTGTGGTTGCATCAACCATTAGAAGGACTCCCGTAAGTTCAGCGAGAGGCTATACACATAACCATTTTCAACTGAAAGCGTTGGCTCCTCTACGAAGTACATTAGGCAAAATGGGTTCTTGTATTCAATAGCCGCATTGTCTGCCGGAGCGGAACGAACTGGTGGCTCGAACGTCAGCGTTGCGACGCCTGAGCCGTTAGACGTTACATTCTCAGTCAACTGTAAAAGCTGATTGTTGATGGTGACAAACTGCCCAGCGACAAGCACGGTTGATGACAAAGGCCAGCCGTCAGTGGTTAGCGTCCGGCCTGTCTGCCCTGCGCCATTTACTAAAGGAGTAGCGGTTGCTGCTGACTGTGCAGTTGCGTCAACAGGAATCTGAAAATCGTTCGCACGGCCACGGCTCTTGGCTATGAACGAGCGCCATGCGTTGACGTTAGCGGTCCCCACGATTGGCGGCAATGACAACTGGCACTCCCACCATCCGCGACCAGATGCGATAGTCTGTCTGCGCCCCGTCCAATCAGACACGTTGGTCTGCGATGGCATTATTAAACGCCAAGACATCCCGTTGGGCTTGGGGGATGAAGGAAAGGTTACCGTTGCCATTACTGCATAACTCCACCAAGACGCGGCCTACGCATACTAGCCATTGTGCGTGACTCTGCTGCCGCTATGATAGCCGGAGCAGCCTCAAGGATACCCTGTTGCACCTGAGCGCGAACTGCGGCTGGATCGTTAGAACCACGGGCGTCTACGCTGATGTTGAAGCTGCTTCCGCCGCCATTGCTTGACAGGTTCCGGTTAGGGATAATTGTGCCGCTGCCACCTGGGATAAACAACTCTGGGCCTTGCTCACCAACCATGTAAGGACGGTTCTTGCCGACAGAGCCACCAATTGCTTTTCCAGGCGGAACAGGCACACCAAACAAACCACCCAAAGCGCCCTTGACTGCGCCAACGACTTGCTGAACAACATAGAGCCTAAACAACTCGTCAATGACTGCACCAATAATGCCTTTCATGGCATCCTTGAAGGACATAGCACCAGTTAGCATACCCTTAAATGAGTTTGCTACAGCGTTACCAATGTTATCAAATGAATCGTTTAGTTCGTTTGTGCTGTCTATTATTTTTTGCATTTCCCCAGTTACAGGCGGAATAAAATCAGGAAGTTCCTTCAGCATCCTTTCGGCTTCTTTAAGACTTTCCGTGTCTAAATTGCGCACCATTTTTTCAAATTCGCTGTAGTCATTAGCCATTGCGGCCAACGGGTCTTCCTTTTGCTTTTTCACATCCAATTTAGGCGCTCTAATAGTTGCGACAGCCCTGCCTGCATTACCAACCTGTGAAGACTTGCTTGACTTTAATAACTTTTCCCTAGCAGCCAAAGTTTTAAGCACACCTTCTGTTTCTATATTAAGTGCTTTAGCCGCTTTATTAGTTTCAACAGTTGCATTTTTAACATCACCGTATCCCATTAAATCTGCAACACCAGCCAAAAAGCCACCCCCAACGCCGCCTATAGCGCGGAATTGGTTCATTAATTGTGATTCTTTTTTAGCCGTAGAAAGACGAGCCATGCTGGCAGTTAAAAAGTCTTTAGCTGATTGAAGATCATCAAGTCCTGCTTGCAAAGCAGCAGCAGAAGCTTGTTTATATGAATCTGTGTTTCGCCCAAGTGCCTTATCTAATTCAGCTTTAGCAAACATAACCGCAATTGAAGAATCACGAACCCCCATTTCAGATTCTTGCAACTCTTTTGCAGCTTCACTTGCACCAAACATATTTTCTATAAATGGGGCTAAAACCATCGTTGCAATAACAAGGGCAGCCCCCCAAGGGCCTGCTAAAAAGCCACCAACGACTCCTAATTTCCCACCCATTTGCGATAGTGCAAATCCGACCTGACCAATCTGCTGATTAAATGCCTGCACTGGGCTTGCCCCAGTTGATACGCTGGTCGCAAAGTCATTGATCTGCATACCAAGCTGTTGAGTACCTTGCCGCGCTTGGCGAAGCGCCTTGGACTGCGCATCAATAGCATTGTTATAACGTGTACCATTGCGGATCACGGCCTCAGTGGATGAGGCAAGACCAGCGTTGGCGGATTTGAGTTGCTCAGTCTCTTTGCGCAGCGAATCTACAGAAGATATTAACTTCTGAAGCTGCTCCTGCCCAGAAACCTGAGCAGCAAATAGAAACTCAACTCTTTGGTCCTGAGCCACGCTTTTTCTGCCTCTCTGCGTCCAGCTTAAAGTAAGCGACCCACTCGTTATACTCGTCTATTGAGATTTCTTCAATCTCTGAGATGGTTTTGCCAAGTCGATCCGCCAAGGTCAGTAGATTGAACCTAAACGGATCGTCGGTTAGTTTTTTTCCGCGTCTTCGACACTGCTACCGCTCATGAACGCAGCAGCGACAGTTGAAATCACGCCAACCTCTTCGCGCATCAAAATGGCCTTGTCTTCAAGCGTAAACAGCTTTTCGCCCTGGCCTGTTTCTGCCTTGAGAATAATCAGATCAACCATCGCTTCAAACGAAGCGGAGTTAAGAAACTGAGGATGCTTGCGCTGTATCCGGTTCAGTTCGCCAGCAAGCAGGGGGCCGTAGTAAACTTTCTCCGGCGTCCCCTTCTCACCCCATTCTGCGACTTCGATATGTGTCTTGGTCGATGTACGCTCTGCAATACGCTTTGAAATACTCATAAATTATATCCTTTGTAATTAAATCGTAGCAGCACTCAACGAACCAGTACCCTGAAGTGTGATTGTGGATTCTACCATGCCATCGAAGCTGCCTGTGACAGTTTTACCAGTGACAATTGCATTGCCTGTGAAATACAGGTCGCCAGCGGTTGCACCTTCTGGCATGAAGCGCACAGCTACTTCAGAGCCGACTACAAGAGCGCCTTGACCTGTTGTATCAAGTTCATCCCAGAATACATCAACCGAACCCGTCCACGCTTTTAGCGTAGTCTTGAAAGTGCGGTAGCCGTCACCCATTGAAGTGTCTTCCGCAGTATCAGCGGTTTCTTCAACTGAATAGGAACGAATTTCAAGGATGCTGTTGGTTGCGCCAACCTTAACAGTACCTTCAGAGCCAGTATGCGTTGCCATCTAAGTAGTCCTTACGCCAAGGTGGAGAGAGTCAAAGCACCAGTGCCTTGAAGCGTGATTGTGGATTCGACCATGCCATCGAAACTGCCTGTCACGGTCTTGCCAGTTACGATTGCATCACCAGAATAATACTTTTCACTTTGACCAGCCGAAGCGCCTTCTGGAAAGAAGTTTGCAGTTACCGTAGCGCCAACAACAAGGGCAACCTGACCGTTTGTGTCAGTCTCATCCCAAAACACATCGACCGATCCGGTCCATGCCTTCAGAGTAGTTTTGAAAGTGCGATAGGCATCGCCCATTGAAGTGTCTTCAGCAGTGTCCGCTGTTTCCTCAAGCGAATAAGAACGGATTTCAGCAATGGCGTTTGCGCCAACCCGAACAGTTCCTTCTGAACCAGTGTGCGTAGCCATTACTCAGTCTCCTCTTTAGCCACTGGCTTAACCTTTGGCTTGTCTTTAACGGGCGTCCAGCCAATCTGCGCGTAGCGGTCCAGATCAACCTCACAAGCAAGTATCTCGTCGCCAGTTTTGTTGTAAACTTTGACCATCTTCATCGCGGTGTCTCCAGATCAGCAAGCAACGTAACATATTGGACCGCATAAGACAACCGCGCATTAGCAACTGGCTTCTCGCCTTCAACATTAATGTCAACGTCGGACTGCGAAAGAATACAGCTTTTCGCCAATCCTGACAACTGGAAATCAGAACCAATGGCATCTTCAATCAAAACACAAGCATCATCTACTTGGTTTATAATTGTTGAACTTTGACCCTTAATGAAAATCTCTACAAAAACTTGCAGGGACCCCATAGATGTTTTTGTTCCTATGGTCGCCAGAGAATTAGTCTGGCTGTTTGTGTATATCACAGCCGCTGGCAGCTTCTCATCATCCAATGCGTAGGATCGCATCTTATATACGCGCCCAGAAAAGAAAGGCAGAGCGCCTATTATGTCAGCGATTCTGTCGCGTATCTGGTTATTTATGTGCGACATTATATAGACACCTGGCAGTTATCGATGGCGGTCATGTACTTAACGTCAAAAATCATTTTGCCAGTGCCGATTGCCTTTTCGCCAGTTGTATTGACGCTAAAATCGGATTGCGTCAGAACACAGCTTTTGACAAGCCCACTGAAGCTGTAGTCAGCTTCAATTGCGCCGTTCAATTCAGCGCAGAAACTTTCTATGTTTTCAAAGATGTCTAGGCTTGATCCTTTGTTAATGACATCAACCCTTAGTTCAAGGTTGTGCGACAAAGTGCGACTGCCGATAGTGGCAAGGCTTGTTACATCGTTTGTGGTGTAGACAATAAGTGCTGGAAGCTGTGCATCATCAAGCGCATACTTACGAAACTTGTACAATGTTCCTGTAGAAAGCAAACCACCGGATTGCCTAGCTGCAAGTTCAACATTGAATCGGTCCAGAATTACAATCCCAAACCTGTCGTAGATAAAGTTTACCAGCAGGGTGGCAGCATAATCTCTGATCTGTTGCCGAACGTGGCTCATGTTACACCTTTTCGAGAATAAGG